TTTCATTATAGTAATGGAAAATCTAGTGTTACAGACAGAGCACATTCAGATTATGTTTATACTTTACACAAAGAATTATTTGAAAATGATGTTGATGTAGAATTTGAATTTAAAGCAAAAGACTATGCCATTGAAAAATTTCAAACTGAATTTAAGGTGTAGTTCTCCATCCACCGCAAGTTTTTAATTTACCTTTTATTAACGAGGAAATATCCGAATTAACATTAAATTTTCTTCTGAATTCTGATATATTATTGCCTGTATAAGTCCCGTGTAAATCGTGGTATAGAGTGAACTTTACACTATATTTTCCGGTATGTGATTCTCTTATATCATTTACTCTATACCATCCTTTACAGGAATTACATTTTTTACTAATAAGTGCATGAACTGAACTTACACTTGAACATCCTATAAAATCAGCTGCTTCGGCAAAACTATTAAATTTTTTGATTACATTAGTATGTTTGTTTTGTAATGAAAATTTTCTACCACATCCTTTTAATCCATCTCCTCCTTTTGTAAAATTAAACCCATTATGATAAGAATCGTATTTGGTTATATATTCTTTTTCTAATTCACCTAATTCTATTTTTACATTTTCTCTATTATTTGAATTTATATGTATTTCTTTTAAAATTCCCCATTCTAAATCCGATTCTCCATATTTTATATAATGTCGTTGTAATTTGAGGTTGAAGTGTGAATTTGTCCTAAGTTCCGAATAGTGTCTTATTTTTCTACGATTCAAGTCTACACTTTTTCCAATGTAATACTTGTTTTTTGTTTTAGATTTAATATAGTAAATTCCAATTTTTTTATTTTTCATATAATAATAATTATCATAAACTGGATTAAATATTCAAAATATAATTAATAAAGTTTTTGACACTTCTACTGACATAGTGTAAAGTTACTTCAAGTTAGTAATGAAGCTAACGAAATATAAAAGAAAGAAATAAATAAAAATAAAGTTATGATTATTCGTAAAAACAACAAAAAGCAGACCAATTTCGTTTATGAAAATGCTGCTAGTCTAGAAACATTCATCTCTTACCCATTTGCTGGGACCAAGCGAGCTGGTACTCGTTTGACTCTTCGTGCTGGTAAGACTCGTATTGACCTAAATGGTCGTCAAGTTAAGGCACTACGCAAGGTTCTTGCTACTGCCTCCCGTGTAAAGTAATTACATAATTAGATATGGGAAAAACATTTAGAAGAGAAAATGACTTTAGGAAAAAAAGTTCTAAGGTTAAAAATAAAAAATTGTCTAAATTAAATAATCCATATTTAAATAAAGGAGGAAAAGTAAGAAATTACTTGGATGAGATAGATAATGAAGATTAAATCAATAATTGCATTAATAACTAGTGTAGTATTATTTTCATTATCTATTAAGTTTCAGAATATAACGCCATTCGCTGTATTGTGGTTGGCGTTATATTCTTTTTATTTGACAACTAAAGTAGAAGAGTATAAAAATACAATTCTTACTTTGATAGAGAACAATAAGAAAAAGTCTATTGAAGACAAAGAAAAGGTTGTAAAAGATTTAAATACTGTGTATCATAATCAACAGACTATTCTTACAGTAATCAATACATTAAGAACCAGAATTAATAATATTTATGGGAAGACCCAAAAAGCAAAAATCCCCTCCTTCCAAGAAAGACTCAGTTCTATTGAACGACGAGAGTCAAACCTTAACAAAGACTAAATCTTTATTTGACCATATAACTCAAATACGAGAAATTAAGAATCCTAAGTATTTTGATACACTTAGTTCTGCTGATATTAAGTCTTTTAATAAGTATACACTATTAATGGGATTGAGTATGGATAAATCAATTATTGAAGAGATTGCATTTGTATCTAAGTATTTTGATATTCTTCCAGAAAAACATCTTTATACAGTATTGTGTGATTTGGTACCTCATGAACGTAGATTTTGTAAATGGATTAAACCTAATAAAGTAAAGTTTAATAAAGAGTTAATTGAACTGGTTGTAAATAAATTTGAGGTTAGTAAAGATGAAGCTTATAGTTATTGTGTAACTTTTTTCAAGACGGAAGAAGGAATTAACAATCTGATTGATATATGTAAACAATATGGTAAATCAGACAAAGAAATAGAAGGGTTAATCGAAAATGAATAAAATTTATATAGGCGTATCTGGATTTGCTAGAAGTGGTAAAAACTTGTTTTGTGATATTGCAGAAAAGGTTCTTAAGGAAAAGTTTAATTTGACATCAAAAACATATGCTCTTGCGTATTTCCTAAAAAAGGATTGTGACCCATTTATTCAAGAAAAGTTAGGATTAAGTGTTTTTAGTGAAAAAACGGAAGACAAAAATCTATTTAGAGAGATGTTAGTATGGTATGGTTGTGTTAAAAGAAAACAAACTGAAGGTAGATATTGGACAGGACTCTTGCATGAAGAGTTGAAGAAAGACACTAATGATATAAACTTTATCAGTGATATTCGATATGTAGAATACTCTGGAGATGAAGTATTTTGGTTGAAGAAAGAATTGAATGGTAAATTAGTGCATATAAGTAAGTATACTTATGGATTTCCTACTGATGGTAGACATTATAGAGTAAATGATAATAGTAAGAAAATATATAATGAGGCTCCTAATCAACCTGAAGCGTTAAATGACCCTAAGATTAGATTTATTGCTGACTATAAATTAGAATGGGAACAGATTATGTCGGATGGTAATAAAGACCAATTGATTAATAATCCTAAATTAAATGCTATTGTAGAAGAGTGTTTGACTACTCTATTGAAATAGTTCTTATGAATAAAGAGTTGTCATAAAACTCTATAATTCTGTCTTGGGTAGAATCTATTAATTTGTTGATAGATTCTTGGTCTAAATTTCTAATAATATCAGCATATTTGTTATTACATTCAAACAATTTTTGACCTTTTTCTTTTGCTTTACAACTGCAAATGTTTTTGAATTGGTCTACACAAGCACATATTTGTATCAAATTTGAGTTTGATGACAATGTTTCTTTTGATTTAATGTAATTGTAAAATTCACTTATATTATTTATTTTCATGGCGATAACTTATTGAATATAAAGTATATAATCAACGATGTTACATAAATAGTAGGAATTTCAATCAATGAATAATTAAAAATAAATTTTCCTATAAAAATTAACCAAAAGTTAAGACAAAATGGACATGTTATTAATTTTGTAAAAAAATTATTATATTTTTGTAACAAAAATGAATGATATGTGAGAGTAAAATCCGTTTCTTTAGAAATTAAATATTCATTTACTTTAAACCATTTAAGTTTAAATAAGTGGATATATTCAACAAATGCTTCAGTATTAAACCAAACTACTAATAACATTGTATATAATAATATAAGTGTCATAAATTTATTTTTTTGATTATATAATCTGCTATTGCTAAAGATGATGTTGCTGCTGGACTCGGACAATTAATTACATTACAGACATTATCTGTTATTACTATTTCAAAATCTTGAATTAGTTCTCCTTTATCAGACATAGCTTGAGCTCTAACTCCAGCTCCACATTTTATTAAATCGTCTTCTTTTATATTAGGAATTAATTTCTGAAGTGCTTTAGTAAATTGTTTTTTACTAATAGATTGATATAATTCTTTAAAACACATATATTTGTGTTTAAGTATAAATTTCCAAAATCCTTTAAAAGAGATATAATCAAATATGTCAATTAAATTAATTTTTGATAATGAATACCCTTCTCTAGAAAAAGCTAATACTGCATTTGGTCCGGCTTCAATTCCACCATTAATTAAACGTGTAAAATGAACTCCTAGAAAGGGATATTTAGAATCTGGTACTGGATAAATTAGATTATTTACTAAATGTTCTGATTCTAGTTTCAATTTGTAATATTCTCCTCTAAAAGGAACAATTCTAGATTTTATATTTGTCGTTAATTTTGAAATTCTATCTGAATATAGGCCTGTACAGTTGATTAATATATCATAGTTATAACTGTCATTTGTAGTATATACTTTATTTTTTTCTATATTAATTACTTTTGAATTCAATTTGATTGTATGACCATTATTAATAATTATTTCAGATAACTTATCAATTACTTTTTTATAATCAACTATTCCTTCTTGTGGAACGTGTATAGCTTCTATACCTCCTACATTTGGTTCTATTTTTAACATTTCTTCTCTATTTAATTTTCTTAAATTTTTTAACCCATTTTTTGTTCCTCGGTCAAATAATTCATTTAATTTTATAGATTCTTCTTCATTTGTTGAAACTACTAATTTTCCGCATATTTTGTGAGGTATATTATGTTCTATACAAAAATTAGTCATCTGTTGTATACCATCAACAGATAACAATGCTTTTAACGATCCTGGTTTATAATATAAACCACAATGTAATACGCCACTATTATTAGTGCTTTGATGTTTACCTACATCATTTTCTTTTTCAAGTACGGTAATTTTTAAATTGTTTTTCGTTGATAATTTATATGCTATTGTTAATCCAACGATTCCTCCACCGACAATTACTACATTTTTCATATTATTTCATACTCAATTTCAGTTTCTGAAAATCCCCAACATTCGTCGTTTCTGGATATCATAATATGTTCATGATCTTTATATGTATCAAAGTACTCTACCCAATCCATAGCATTGTTATAAAATTGTTTACTTGGAGATGTACCATCATTTGCCATTCCTGTATGACTCATATGATATAAAGGAACGTCATATATATCTTTAAGTTCAAATCCATATAAAACAGATTTCTTTTGTACATTAGTATCAACGAAACATGCATATTTCATTTGTTCTTCATATCCTCTCATTTTCAACCATATATTTTTTGTTGCAAATTGAAAATCTCCGCAACAGTTAAATAAACTCCATTTGTCATTTGGAGTGACTTTTGCTGGAAAATATCTCGGTTTGCTGGTTTTATTTAAATGATTGATATATTTATCTAAATTATTTATGTTAGATATTACGTCTTTATATTCAATATCTCGTCTACTTAATGCGTATAGTGTATGTTTATTTGATTTTTTAATGAAATCTTGTAAAATTTCTTTAGTTGGTGGGATTATATCTGTTGTAGACAATACAATATATTCAGCGTCTGTTCTTCTAATGCCTATATTAAATGAGAATACTGTAGAACATGCTTGAGCATTTGAATCATAATTTTCTAAGATTTTGGCAATTGTCGGTTCAATTACAAAGTGTTTTAATCTTCCTGTTTTTGGTATTTCATCTATTATCTCATACAAGAAACTTTTTTTTTCAGAATTCCAATCAACATAAATTACTTCGTCAAATGTTTCTAACATTTTAGTAATATGAATTTTGAATCTTACTTTTTCTTTATAACCGTCATTTCTTCCGAAAACTATGACGCATGTTTTACCTGGTATTTTATCTGGTAAGTTGTATTTTTTAATATCATCTTTATGAACACATAAAAAGTTTCCATTATCACATACTTTGTATGTAAAGTATTTGAATTCTCCCATATCTAATGGTCCAGCGCAATCTTTAAGATTGTCTAAAGGAGAAATGTCATAGATTTTATATCCCATTGAATCGATTACATTAAAATAATCCTCAAGTTCAGATTCGGTTAAAAACTTAAATGCTTCTACCATTAATACTGGTTTATTAGTTTCTATTAATGGTTTAATTGTTTTTAAAATTTCTTTATCATATCCTTCTGCATCTATTTTAATGAATTTTATTTTTGATATATCATCAGAATAGTTTTTGTTCAAGAAGTCTATCAAGTTTATACCATCAACTTCTTGTTCATATGTATGAGAATTTTTAAAATTCTTGTCGTTTAAATTATTTAAAAATCCTCCGTTAGAACCTATTCCGTAAATTTTAGGATCACTATAATTAAAAGTATATTTTTTATTTTCTTTGGTACACGCTAATTGATGAGGTATGATGTTTAATCGAGAATTTAACTCTGCATTTTCTTTTAAAGACTTAAATACTACTGGATTTGGTTCAAATGAAATTACTTTTTTAGCGCATGAACCAAATAATAAAGAAAACCATCCAACATGTGCGCCTATATCTAATACAACACATTCTTTATCTATAAGTTGTGAAAATCGTTGATGTCTAAACAAAAACGTTTCTTCTGAAAAATCCGTTGAATATATTATTTTTCCGATTGATGTAACTTCTTTTGTAATCATATATCTCTTTTTGATAAAATTGGGTTGTTAATTGGCCAATAGACATCAAACTCTGGATTATTCCATTTTATGTGAATTTGACTTTCTATTGGAACATAAGATTTTGTTAGTTTATAATGAAAAATACATTCATCTGATATAACTAGATGGGCATTTACACATCCTGCTGGTACCAATACTTGTAATCTATTTTTATCATTTAACTGAAAATATTGAATGTTTTTATATGTAGAAGAATTTGGTCTTGTATCTATTACTACAAAATATACACTGCCTTTTAGTACGTCAATTAGTTTCCAATTTTCTTTATCGCCGTGAAATCCTCTTAATACATTTTTTGTTGAGTTTGAGAAAGAATCAATAACAAATTTTAAATCTTTGTCTTTCAACTCTGGGATTGATTTTATAAGTGAAGAATAGTGTTCTTCATTGTATGTTTCAAAGTTTTCTCCTCTATGGTCATAGAAAGAATCTGGTTGTATTACAATTAAATCGTTTATGATTTTACTGAGTTCTTTTATTTTAGATTTCATATATTGTTTAATACATTTAGTAAAGTATCAATTTTATCCCGTTGTAATCCTGGATAATTTCCAATATACCAACTAAAGTTATGAACATGATCTACAACTTTGAAATCGTCATAATTAATTTTAAAATGTTTTTTAATGTATGGTTGACGAAGTTGATTTCCGCCTCCAGACATACCTTTTCTGAATTCTATTGCATTTTCTTTTAGTCTTAATTCTACATTTAGACTTGTAACGACTGATGAATCTTTTAATATTACTGTAAATGCATAATTACATTGTCCTTCTAGTTCTAAATCAGTAATATATTTTGATGAATCCAACTTACTCATAAAGTAGTTGTAATTATCTATTCTCTTTTTATTATTATTATCTAGTTTCTTTAATTGAGATAGTCCTAGAACAGCATTGAGTTCGGTACTTCTAAAGTTATGAGACGGACGCAAGAATATAAAATCTTTATTGAGATCTGGATTTTTATTGATAATTTCATTTCTCATAGATTCATTAGTCATTTCTCTGATCATTCCATGAGATCTTAATGCTCTGCAAATTTGATAAAACCGTTCATTGTCGGTACAAATCATTCCACCTTCTATTGTAGACATATGATGCGCAAAGTAAAAACTGAAGTTGCTTACAAATCCGTATGTTCCTACCTTTTTACCTTTAAATGTAGTTCCGTGAGATTCGCATACATCTTCAATTAGATGGATATTATTTTCTTTACAAATGTTCAATAGTTCATCAGTCAATCCATTAATACCAAGAACGTGAGTCAAGAATATTGCTCTAGTTTTAGGTGTAATTAATTTTTTTAGTTTTTCTAAATCAAACGACAGATTCTTTAGGTTTATATCACAGAATACAGGAGTAAATTTACTAAATATTACGGAAGAAACATCTGATATCCATGTCAACGGTGGCAAGATTACTTCTCCATCTTCATATAGTTCATTTAATGCTAATATGGTCAATTCGTTTGCACTAGCACCACTATTAACCATTAAGTTATATTTTGTGCCTAACCATTGTCCCCATACATTTTCAAATTCAACTACTTTAGGACCATTAGTTAATTTTGGTATGGGTGTTTGACTAAGAAAATTAATTAGTGAATTGATATCTTCTTTATCAATATTGTCTTCCATTAATGGTAGATAAAAGTTGTTCATAGTTTTGTTAATAACTCACTTGATGAATATATTTTTGGTAAATCTAGAATTGATTCTATTATTCCTACTTCTTTACATACGTCAGATTCAGAAGTGACTAAATTAGAACCTTTTCTATCTCCACTATTAAAAAATATCAAGCAATCTTCTTTATATTTATTTTTTAAGTGTCTAAGAGTTTGACATTGAGTTTTATCTTTGTCAATAGAAATAAATACTTCATCTACCGATTTCAAATTAAATATAATTTTTGAACGATGATTTTCGTCCATGAATTCTTTTGTTCCTTTTAATTGTCTTTGATAGTCGTTATTAATTACAGCTATTAACTTGTCACAGTTTTGTTTTGCTGCATTTATATATTCAATATGACCATAATGAACTGGATTAAAATAACCTGATACAATTCCTATTTTCATAATTTAACTAGAAAAAATTTCTGATGTTCCTGTTTTATCAAAATTAAATTCTAATATATTACTGTTGTATTTTTCTACTATTTTATTTTTTACGATTGAGTCTGAAATCACCAATACAAATCCACAACCTCCACTTCCTAATAATTTTGCTCCATATGCACCTATTGACATAACATCATCAATGATTTCTTTTATTTTATCATTTGAAATTAACGGAGATATTTTTTCTTTATTGATCCAACTTTGATAAAGCAATTCTCCTATTGTTTTAATATCTTCTTTTAAAAATGAAGAATAAGATAATTTAGATAATTCTAAAATATTTAGCTTGTTTTCAATATCATTTTCATGAGATTTTGCTATTTTGTCTGTATTTCGTTGTTCGTATGTATATATTAGTGTAAATGATTTTTGTAATTCTTCAATAAATTCTTCTGTTATAGGTAAAGGTTTAACAAAAAAATCTCCGTTTTTATTTATTTCAATTGAATTTAGTCCTTTTGCAAATGGCCAAATTTGATCTTGTATTCCTCCACTTTCTTTTAAAATTTCTCTTTCAATGTGAATTGCGGATTTGACAATTTCTTTTTTGTTAATAGATTTATTTTGAAGTTTATGTATCAAATAAGACATTCCTACACAATATGTAGAAGATCCACCTAAACCTGTTCTCGCAGGTATATCAGAATATGAAAAAAATTCAATTGGTGTATTAATACTATGATAGTTTAATGTTTCTCTTATTAATGGATTTTGTATTTGTTCTATTGTATCAACCAATTCGTATTTAGAATATGTACATAAATACTGTTTTGAGAGTATAGAAGGTCTATATC